TTGTATGGCAGCCTTGCTGAGGCGTATGCTTACTTGCTCGATGAGCAGCGCGCCAACGCTTACATGCAGCGCTTTACGATGGCGATTAACGAGATCAAGATTGACGAAGAGCGCGCGAACTACGGCACGTCGTCGCTTCAGATCAGCAGTATTTACCAGCGCCAAAACACAGCAGGAGAAGCATAATGAGCGCCCTATCTAACTACGCCGAGAACAAGGTTCTCGATCACATACTTGGGACTACAGCCTTCACGGCACCGTCAGCCGTGTATTTAGGGCTGGCGACCCAATCCTTTACGGACGCGAACAGCAGCGTCGAGCTTACCGGCAACAACTACAGCCGCGTGGCTGTAACCTTTGACGATGCTGCTTCCGGCACCGCCGATAACACCAGCGCAATCGAGTTTGCGGCTGCTACTGGAAGTTGGGGTAGTGTGTCCCATTTTGGTCTCTTTGACGCAAGCAGTGGCGGCAATCTACTCATACACGGTGCGTTTACAGCAGCGAAGACGATTGCTTCGGGCGACGTGCTGAAAATCGACGCTGGAGACCTAGACATTTCTGCTGACTAAAATTTGAGGCAAAGGCGATGGCTATCACGACAGCCCTATGTAACAGTTTCAAGGGTGAACTCTTGCAGGAGGGTCACAACCTTGCCAGTGACTCGATAAAGGTTGCGCTGATTAAAACCAGCGAGTCGGGCACCTACAACGCGACCACAACGAACTACTCTGACGTTACCGGCAACAGCGACGAGGCGTCTGGCACAAACTATACGGCAGGTGGGCAGGTGCTAGACAGTGTGACGGTTACGACCGATCAAACGGGTAACCGTGCATATGTAGACATCGCAGATGAAACTTTCTCGAATGTGACTGTGTCTGCACAGGGCTGTCTTATTTACAATGCAACAAACGGTAATAAAGCTATAGCTGTCATAGCCTTTGGCGGCTCTGGCGTTTCAGCATCTTCTGGTGATCTTGTAATTCAATTCCCACCAGTAGGGACAAATGGTGCCAGCGCGATAATCCGTATTGAATAACCGGAGATTTTCATGGCTCTAGTTTTGAAAGATCGCGTGAAAGAGACGACGACGACCACCGGCACTGGCACCTATACCCTTGCGGGTGCCGTAACCGGGTTTGAAGCGTTCTCTCAAATCGGCGACGGCAATACCACTTACTATGCCTGTACTGACGGCACTGACTTCGAGGTTGGCGTCGGCACATACACGGCGAGTGGCACCACGCTTGCGCGCACAACGATCCTCCAGTCGAGCAACGGCGATGCGGCGGTCAACTGGACATCAGGCACCCGTGACATATTTTGCACGCAGCCAGCAGAGAAGGCCGTGTTTCTAAATGCTAGTGATCACCTAGAAACTGAAGGCGGTGTTATTGCCCTGAAAAACGGCGGCACTCGATCTGAAGTGCGGCTTTACTGCGAAAGCTCAAATGCCCACTATGCAGCGTTGAAGGCTCCCGCACACTCAGACTTTGCAGGCGACGTAACCTCTACACTGCCATCTGTTACCGGCACGTTGATAGGTACAGCTAATGCAGATGCCCCGGCCACCACGACAAGCTCGTCGGATGCAGACCACGTCCTAGTGAATGACGGTGGCGTGCTAAAGAAAATTACCCCTGCCAACTTGGGCATTGGCGGCGGTGGCGGTGGGAGCAGCAACGCAGACACGGTAGACAACTACCACGTTTCTGTCGTGACTTCCCTGCCCGGAAGCCCTGATGCTAACACTATTTACTTTGTGACGGGGTAATCATTAATGATTGATAAATCCGAGGGCTATGAATACATGGCCGGTCCCTTGCCTAAAGTGAAGATACTTTGCCGCGATGAACGTGGTGAGGAAGAGGTCACGGTTATAGAAGATTGCCTCGATCCTAACGGACCCCCGTGGGATATAGGCGCGGTTTTTGAGGCGTGCGAAGACGCATATAAGGAATGGGTGGCTAGAAGATAATGGCAACTTATTGGTTAGACCCATTTCTTGAAGCAACCACGCAGGGCAATGGTACTACAGATACCAGCACGCAAGACGGTTCATATGCTGCCCCTTTTTCACTTTTAAGTTTTAGGGACACTGTTAGCTATAACGAGGTATCAGCAATTAACGGCACCACTCTTGCTGACGGCGATGAGGTTAGACTTAAAGGGCTCCCATTTTCTACTTTGTTTGAAAGCAAGGGGAATGTTTATCATTCTGGCGGCGCGTATAACGATACGGATGGGCACCTACAGCCCGTAACTGGCAACAGCAGCTTTGACGCCACAATATCTACCACTAAGTCTAGCCTTTTCGCTTTTCAGAATAGCGATATATCTAGTTACCTACCCGGCTGGTCCCATCCCCTTTGGTTTGTTTCTAAATACACAAGCGATAGTACAAACCTGTACACAACTATATCACCCTTTTTATGGGCCGTTCTAGATGAGCAATTAGGTTACAATTCCGCAAGTAGCACAGGCATGGAGCTATTCAGGTTAAAAGACACTTACGCCAATCCTATTGATATGGGGAGCACCCAGTATTTCTGGTGGCAAATGGCTAATAAAGTAAAGTTAACTTCGGGCTGGACGAGCACAACTGCCCAAGATGGGTACAGTATATGGGAGCCTTTTAACTCTGCGAACTATAAATATTTATACATAACTAATTCCTCTCAATGTAAAACTCAATTCGATTTAGAGCGATGTGTTTGCGCCTACGCACCAAGAGCCGACACAGGCCGTTATAATGATATAAAATCTCAGGTTTTTAACTGTGGCCGGTCTACTGGCAGAAATGAAGCGACAGATCATGTAATGTTTTCTTTTTGCAGCGCTCACGACAGAGCAAGCTCCTTTTATGCTGATATGCACGACGGCAGTACAACCACCTATCCTCTCATAAGCGGTGATTATTCAAGTTACAGAAGTCAATATTTGAACATCTATGCTGTCAATACAGAAAACGTCGCAAGTGACAGCCATACATTTACTTTTAAAAATATAATCGCGCACAACATGCTGTTGTATAGACCTTACACACAATGCACCCTTGAGCTTGGGAATACATACTGCACCTCTGTTGATAACAACGAGACGGGCAAAAACAGAGCCTTTTATATTCAAATAACTACCCAGAACTCGGGTAGCAAATCGCCTATAAATTACCTGCAAAATAGCGTTTACTTTATGACTAGAGAAGGTTCTCAATCTAGCCCAATATTATTAGCGGCCAAGCCCGATCTGGTGGGCAAACAAACATATGGATCAGGTTTAAAGAAGCCCGGCATAGCTCCGTTAGACAATCTTACCGCAGACACAAGTATCACTGGTGCCGCCTATGGCCCTCACTCTGCTGGTGCCGTAACTGATTTTACATATCTTGCCGACACAAGAGAAGTAAGCACCAATAACAACTGGTTCACTCCTCATCTTAGCAGAGAGGGTGTTAACCCCATTGTGTACGCATCGTTAGAAAAATTAATTTGTAATTCAAGTAACTACAAAACGACTGCTCATAATATCACGGTAGAAAGGGCGTCGCCTGCGACAGATGCTTCTGGCGCTCCACAGTATGCAATATGGAGCGCAGAACACAACGATTTTGATGGGAAGCCTATATCGATCATAGGCGATCCATACACAATAGGGACCAGCTACGGAGTTCTCGTTTATAACGACACCGTAAGCAGTCAAAGTGTTTTGGTGGCGCAGTGGTCAGGAACTACGGGCGGTTCATCTAGCCAAGCGTGGTTACCGTTAGAACTGCCCGTTCCTAGCTATAATGCTGGGAGTGATAATTTAAGAGTTACTGTGTCTGCTGCTTATGACAATGGTGGCAGTGGCAGTGCCGAAAAAATTAAAATTAAAGCGCATCATAGAGACGCCACTCAGACTGATAAGTTTCGTGTCTACACTTCAGGCGATACTACTATATCCTCAAGTAATGCGGCGTCTCCTACTACGGCCACACTTAACTTGACCAACGTGCCAACAAGCGGACAGGAAGACATAACAAGTGTCATAGTTGGCATTAGGTTACAATTTGCATCTAACACTAACATTCAAAAATTTTACATAACGAATGCTGCCATAGAGACGTATTAAAATGCCAGTTTCACGGGTAAGCGCTTTAGGTTTTTATGACACCCGCACGGTCACCGCGTTCGGCTTTGTCGATGAAACCTTCACGGATACTACAACGTATGTCCAACCCTCTGGATTTTCTGCCGCTACTAACATTGGGGCAGTAACGGCCACTACCAATTCACCTTCGCTTCCATCGCTTTCAGCTACGATTAACTTAGGCACCGTCACTCCAGTCGGCGGCGCAACTGAACTTCCGCTGACAGGCGTAAGCGCCACCACAGCCATAGGCGTTGCAGAACTAGTGACGCCTATGACAAACATTAAGATAGGCTCCACGACACTGACAGAAATCCACGTCGGCGGAACAAGAATTTACAAAGCGTATGCTGGGCCTAACTTGGTGTGGTATCAATCGCAACGCACTACGCAATATCGTGGCAGCACCTCTACGCAAGTGGGCGGAACTCGTAGGCCCGGACCACTTAATATTTATTATCGCAGGCATGTAATTGGATTTACTTATACTGCGTCAGAGCTTGGTTCTTTTGGTCTAATTAGTGGGTCTGTAATAAGTAAACTGCGATGGTATGCAGAAAATCCTATCGGATCATCTTATTCTCCGCTGCCCAATTACATGATCCGCATGATGCACATTTCAAACGGCACGATAAGCACTAACCCCACTAATCTTGGATCATTATCAAGTAGCGACGATACAAATGTTAAAACTTTTCACAACTATGACGCTACGGCATCTGGCTATCACGAAATGACTTTGGATAATAATTTTACATACAATGGATCGGATGCCATAGGCTTTATATTTGCATGGGGTCAAAACCCAACTAACTATCAAAGTGATGGCGTTTCTCGTTTGATGCCAGACGGGATTGTGTGGGCCACTAGAACAGATACCGCAGGCACATACTACGTGACTGATCTTGCTTCTTCAGGCTATACAACTGCCAATCTTACTAGCTCAACAAACGCTCAAGGCAGACCCGTAATAGAAATGTATACCACATAGGATAGAGCCTTGTTTTCAACCCTCGCATTTTCAGAAGCGCCGTTTTCCGTCGGCGCTGTCGGCCAGACAAAAACAACGTCTGCGGCGGTAAACGTACAAGTTACGTCGTCCTGTGATGCCAAGCGCGTTCAGTTTGTCGATGCAAGCGTCACTGTCGCAGCTTCTGTTTCTGCAACGGCAGCGTTCGTTGCGCGTGTGTCCGCAACGGCCTCGCTATCGTTTTCTGCGGCAAATGCGTTTACTCGACAGCGTTCTGTTAGTGCGGCATCATCTGCGGCATTCACTACTGCGGCGCAAGGCACGCGCATTCAGTTTGCGGATGCAAGCGTCACAGGTGCAGCTTCTGTTTCTGCGACGGCAGCGTTCATCGCAAGGATGTCCGCGTCAACCTCTCTGCAAGTGACGGCTGACGGCGCTGCGATAAGATTAAGGTTTGCCGACGGCTCCGCGTCTGCGGCAGTTTCCGCTGCGAATGCGTTCACGCGCAGGCGTTTTGTTGACGGCACCGCAGCAACAGCGATATCTGCGGCAAACGAATTTACTCGCAGGCGATCTGTTGATGCGGCGGCTTCGACGGCGCTCACTGCTTCGAGCGTAGGCGCGCGCGTCCAGTTTGCAGGCTCCAGCGTTTCTCTGGCCGTCAGCACTTCGGGTGTAGCAACGAGAATACAGTTTTCTCTCGGCTCTGCCGACGCAAGCCTAACGGCCGCTTGTCAGGCGATCAGGTTCGCCGCGATGTCCGCCTCTGTAAACACCTCGATGTCTGCAACATCTGAGGCGGTGCGTATTCAGTTTGCAAGCGCAAGCGTGACCGGCGCAGCGTCGGTGTCCGCTATCGCAGTGTTCATTGCGCGCATGTCTGGCGCAGCGTCTCTGTCTGTGACAGCGACATCTGCGTCGGATCGTATCCGCCTTGTGAGCGCCGCAGCAAGCACGGCTGTGACCGCCGCAAACGCCTTCTCGCGCATTAGGGGCATGGACGTTAGCGTGGAGGTTGTCACGACCGTCGATGGTCAGGCTGTAGGCGTTTTCGTAACGAGCGGCAACGTGAGCTTCGCGCTCAATCAAGTATGCCTTGCGAAGATTTTGGGCGATGCGTGGACGGTTGTCGATGAAGGCACCGAGACGTGGGCCGACATAGCCGACGGCACCGAGACGTGGATAACGCAGTCTGAGGGCAGCGAGGCATGGCAAACCATCTCGTCAGGAGGCGAGACTTGGAGTAATGTATCTGAAGGTGCAGAAAGTTGGAGGCCGCAGTGATACAGTTCGGCGAGTTCCTGCCTGATCAGGCTGACATCCTAAACCCCGGCGTGACGGTAGCGACGAACGTCATGCCAAGCGCCGTGGGCTATCACTCGATGAACAGCTTTGTTCCTTACTCGAATGCAGCTTCTGGAACTATTCGCGGCATTTTTGCGGCAAAGGATAGCGCTGGCAATAACAAGTTATTTGCCGGTGACGACGCCAAGCTCTACCTGCACAATACGTCCACAAACAATCTTGATGACATCAAGAAGACGGGCGGCTATGACCTGACGGGAG